ACGATATAATCCGTCTTCTTTAAATACAAAAAGAGAATCACGCATTGGAAAAATACGTAAAATAGCTTTATCCTGAGCACCGACGTCGAAGTAATTTGTTATAGGCACAGCTTCAGGTTGTTGATATTTAGAGAAGTATACACGGTTTGACTTTTCTTCGTTCTCAGAGTATAAAGCATTGGTTGCTTTTATAAAAGAACCAGAAGTTCCAGCAACACTAACTGTAAAAGGTATACTAAAAGTAGTTGGAGTTAATACTGTAACAGTCCAAAGACCATCTGCGAGTGGAGTTGAATTAGTAGCCGCAAGCATAACTTGATCGCCAGTTAACATTCCATGTGCTACTAAAGTAGTAATTACAGTAGGATTTGCAGCAGTAATACTAGTTATAGTTCCTGTAGGACTAACATCAGGATTAAATGAAATCCCTGTGTTATTATTGTTTCCTAAAATATAGAACGCATCTTTATCTTGAAGACTTCTAGCTTGGAGAAACATTTTCCCCGGAACATCAAAAGCCCCGGATAAATAATATCCATAAATCGACTCACCCAAGTTCTTATTGATAACGCGAATAAAGCTACGGGCAGTATCATCAACAGCCCTAGCAGGAGAAGCAAGGGGACTAAGAAGTACCTCAAGAGCACCAACTTGGGTCGTCGTGACAGTGAACCCTGCATTGACAACCGATTCTGTTGCATTTGATGTAGTTCCATTTTGAATATTTGTAATAGTTACAATAGATGTACTTACTCCAGTCACAAACTGATCTGAAGGTAAAGCTGCAGCAATAAGCACAGCAACTTGAGAAGCAGTTTCTCCGCCTCCAAGGGTAATCTGAATTCCGACTCTACCAGAAACAACAGGATCAGTAGCAGAGCCTACAGCAAACCATACATAATATCTAGTTCTATCTAGAGTTGTGTTAATTGTAAAATAATCCGCAGGTCCTACAGAAACAAACCCAACTGCAGAAATAGCTTGGATTTTAGTAATTTGAGGTTGAACTCTTTCTCCGCGACCTTGTTGAGTATTTGTAATAGTAAACGTAGTGTTAAAGTCTACAGCATTTGGAGCTTCTCCAACATTAACATTTATAACTTCTACAACATTAGCAAGAACAGTAGTCGTAAAATTGTTTAGATATGTTGAGAGTTTATCTTTGAGCTTTTGTGCAACTGTATTTGCTGAGTCTCCTGTTGTGAGGCTGACCTTAATTCCTGTGCGATTTGGAACAGCAGGGTCAATAGCAGTAGTTGTTTCAAAATATACATAATATGCTGTATCCACAGAGTTAATTAAAAAATATGTAGAATTAAGAGAATCTGCAACGTCTGCGACTGTTGTAATACTAGTTATTTCTTGTTGCCCGGTTATGAAAGAATACGTATTAGTTACTGTTCCATTTGAAATAGTAATTTTAGGAATATTCCCAAGATCGTAATCATTAATCATTTGTTGAACGCCAAGTAAACTTAAAGCACTACTTTGGTTTGTTCTAGTATTAGCATAAAATACACTATTTCTATAGCGATTTATATCTTTAGCAAAAGGAGGAGGTTCATTGGCTTGAAGAATTCCTTCTCCAGTTGACGCATTTGTATATAAATTAGCCCCTCGAAATGCATCCGGAGTAATATCTTCAAAGGAAACTTGTCCAGTAGATATATCAGTTGCAGTAGGAAAAGATTCATATACTAATTGTAATTCATCACTTGGAACCAAGTCTTCAAACGAATTTACTCCAGTAGCTTGAGCTATAGGAGAACGATATACTTGGTAGAAATAATCAGATGTAATCCCATCTGGAACTGTTATATCTATCTCAACTGTTGAAGTTGTAGTAACATCTAACTCGTTTGTTATAACTTTATCGGTTGATGAAATAATAGTAGTTGGAGTTAGTGACATTATTTGTAAAATGTCGCTGATATAATCTTGTTGTTCTTGAAGTTCATCGTTTGTAGCTGGAGTGCTAGTTATAGAAGGTTGAACTAAAGACCTGAATTCATTATAATGAATTTGAGCTGAGGCTAATGTCACAGCGCCAGTTGCAGTTGTATTAAATGTAATTTGTGTAGCATTTACTGTAGTTACAGTTTGAGCACCATTAAGAATCCCGGTTACCGGAGCAAACCCAGTTAAAGATATTTTAGAGCCTGCGCTTAAATATAAACTAGGATTACCAGAAGAGAACGTAACTGTACAAATTCCAGCAGTAATTACCGCTGTAGATATTTGTAAAGGAGTTACAGCCCCTTGATCTGCTAAAAATATATCATTATCTAGTTTAGAAGTTAGAGCTATAAGATTTGTACGTAAATCTGAAGCACCGGCTGTAAGAGGTAAACCTAAAGTTGATACATAATTTTTATCATTAATACGAGCAGAAGTTAATGGTGTATTCTGTAAGCTATCAAAAGCACTTAAAATACTCATATAATCTTGTAATAAAAGTTTAATCATTGAATTACCAACGATAAATCTTTGAGAAGGAGCACCTTGGACTAAATTACCATTTATATCCTTATAAGCCCAAACAACTCTATATGCAATAACTGAATCTTGTGGAAGAAATGCAGACTGTGAGTTAGCTGTGTATATAACCTGTCCATCTGAGTCTACAGCTTTTATTGCCCCAGCGGATACAACAAGTCCATCTACAACAGAGAAGTCATTTGAAGTTCTAGCAGAAAGCTTTTTAACCCCATCTGAGGTTGTAAAATATAGGTTACCATTTGATTCAATGAATTTCATTCTAAGACCCGGCTCTGTCTCTAAAAAAGACCCGGCGAAATCTAAAAATGTTCCCATTGCATTAGAATCATAAGATAATTTATTTGAATAATGACGAATAATTGTATTACGATATGTAGTGAGTTGCTTAACTCTTTCATTAGTTTCTGGGAGTTGAGAACCATAAAGACTATAACCACGACGCTGTTCAATTATTCCATCTCTACGGATTAATACGTTAGAAGCTTCAATTAAAGCCCCAGCATCTCTAGCGAGTTCATTTGGTGAAGTAATTAGACCAGAAGCTTCTAATACTACGGTTTGACTAGCAGCCATAACTTACCTTTAGGTTGTTGTTCGTCCGAAACCAACACGAGCAGAACGAAGAAGTCCATGTCTATTAATAACCTTCATTGGAGAACCTTCAACTCGACTATCAAGGATTGTTCCCTGTTTAAATTCAAGTCTATCAATTTTTGATGACCCTTCTTTGGCAGCATCTTTATCACCAAGAGCTTGAAGAACTCTAACTGAAGTTCTTTCTCCTAGTAACATATGTAGATCAGTGGGAATTTGGGGAATAATACATTCATATCTAGCACAAATATAATCCCCGATAGTGAAATCTAGGGGAAGTTGGGCATCTGTTAAAGTTAAACTTGTTAAAGATACCGAATTAGTACCTAATTTAACATCAATTGCTAAAGTTGTATGTCCACCTTCAGTTTGAAGGATATCAACTAGAGAACCAGAAATTATATCAGTAGGAACTCCTGATGTATTCAATGTAATAGTAGATTGAATAGAAAATGCTGAGGTATTTGTTGTAGTAAATTTAGTATTACGTTCCGTGTGAAGAATAGTAACTATATTACTATTAACAGTCGCACTAAATTGTGATCCAGTTAATGTAGAAATATATGTAACTAGGTTATTAGCTGTTGTTGCATCATTAACTCCAATAACAAAATCAGTATTTGCAACAATTGTTGTAATACCTGAAGCTGTTTCAAATGTAATTTGATCCCCAGCAACTAAAGTTAGGTTAGAAATTGTAATAGCTCTAGATAAAGATTGAATAACACATGCTCTATCATCTGTAACTAGAGAGTTAGGACGTAGATAATATGAGAATTGTAATGATCCAATTGGAGTTGGGTTATATTCGGTAGTCGGGCTGATTACAACGTTATTATTCTCTAAATAATAATATTTAGGAGTTGAAAAGCTATTACCTCTAGTTTGCATAAAACTTTTATCGTCAGGATTAATCCTAGACATCTCACTAAGCTGTCCTTGCTCATCTCGATAAAACAAGTCGCGCAACTTCATCCCGATTGCACGGTTAGGAATAGGATACTTACTTTGATTTGCAGCAAGAGGAACGATTTGATTAAATACAAAATACTCTTCATGGAACTGAAGAATACTAGGTACTTGTTCAAGAAACATTTCTTCATCGGCGAATCTTAATAGATCGTCGTTAGAAAATGTAACTTGTGCTATTGGAAACGAAATATTGCGCTTTACTGCTTCAATTAAAGTATTTGAAGTGTAATATGGTAATTTACTCAATTAGAACCGCCTTAGCAGTTTTATAGGTTATTTTTAATTTGCATGAGTCTTCTAATCTCTGCATCAATTTCTTCTTCTGACATATGTTGTACATCATTTTCTTCTTGTCCAACATCTTCAGATTGTTCTGGTGATTCCCTTTCATCTGTAGTTTCATCTGTCTTGTCTTTAGTGACATTTTTACCAGAATCACTAGAATGAGAACCTTCTTTATTGCCTTTAATATTAACTGTAGTATTAGCTCCTGATCCTGCACCACCAGTTACAGTAACATTACCTTGAGTGGAAGCTTCAGTAGAAGTTGCAGTTCTAGTTGCTGTTCTGCTTGCTGTACGAGTTTTAGAATCGGTCGAAGTTTTGGCATCCGTTGAAGTTTTGGCACTATCACCAGATGATTTCTTAGCTCCGTCAAGTCCTTCTTTCATAGCATCAGAAGCCATACCATGAGCACCTTTAAGAGCTGCAAGTTTAGCTTTTTGTTCAGCGGGGGACATACCTTTTTTCTTACCAAACATATTATTTCCTTTTCATTAATTGCTGAATCCGAGCTTCAATTGAATCTGCATCTTCAGGATCATAGCCTGAATGATCTGCACTTGTTTCAATATCATCGTTTTCATCACTAATATGACGACCAATAACGTTTCCTTCATGTTGAGGATCGACAATCTTATCAGAATCACCTTTGAAGTCAATTCCTGTATCTTCTGTCATTTCTTTTACATGATCTTTCAATGATTTAGAATCTTTACGATCATTATGAGCATAAAGACTTTGAGTCATATGTTTAGAAGCCTCGCCATGTGCCCCTTTCAAGGCAGTAAGTTTAGCTTTCTTTTCATTTTCAGTCATTGGTTTTTTCTGGAACGCCATTTTTTATCCTATTGTTTCTATTAGTTGTTAAACTGATGTAGTTATTGCTCTAAATTTGATCAACCCGCTAACAAACCCTGCATATGCCGCTGAGGTATATTGTACTTGACCAGATGAAGTGATTGAGAATACAATTCCCGACGCATCTCCAGTAGAATCTACAGACATATTAAAAGAAACAGCCTTATTAATACCCTGAAGTGTAAATTGTTCATATAAATCAGCAGTTGCGTCGATTTCTACGCTAGTTAAAGATGAAAAGCTTCTAACTGTTCCAACAGGAAATAAGAATCCAGTTACATTAGCAGGTGCAACTTGGTTATTAGCTAAAGAAAACGATGTCTCTACTATATCTCCAGCAGAAACTCCAGTAGCTGGGATAGTAAAAAAGCCTTTAGTGCCAGCTCCGTCTGTACCATAGTACTTAGTATTACCCGGGCTTGCAGCATCACCTGAGAGCTTTAAACCACTCGCATCTGACGTAATAGACATTTGACTAATAACATCAGCAGATATATCTTGAGCAGTAAGAGTTAAATTTACTGTAGCTGTATCAGTTACAGTAACATCCCCAGAGTTTGTTCCAGAAGTGTTTCCCACAATAACTAATTGTGCGTCAGTTACATATCTAGCATTAGTACTATCTGCGACGTTAGCGGTAGTAAGTACTACTACCCCAGTCTGACTATTTACAGACGTAACAGCATCTGTCATGTCCCATTTATCCCAAGTAGTTCCATTATAGGCAACTTTATCACCTGCATTGAAAACTTGTGCCCCTGCTCCGAAATTCACAGTACCAGAATCAGTTACATAATAAACAGAACCAGAGGTTCCAGCTCCGTCTGCAAGAGCAGGAGTATTTGTAGATGCTGCCCAAACTCCAGCATAGAAAAATGGACTTGGGATTGCTTCAATAAATGTTTCAAGGGATTGTAAGGCAGCCTTAATAGTAGAACTATCTGGAATTGTTGTCCCAGTAAATGTTCCAAGGTTGGTAGAGTTAACTAAGACTCCAGTAAGAGTCACTAAATCAGCACCAATAGCACTGATACCATCGATATCACCCTGTAGTTCATCAAAAGCAGCTTGAACTTCAGTTGAAACTAAGTTACCTGATGGAGTTACAGAAATAGCAGTAGCAGCATGGGCTGCAGTTGCATTACTAATATGTGCAGTTAAATCAGCTTGTGAAGCTTTAGCATCTATTTGACCTTGGATTGCTGAAGTAACTCCAGAAACATGTCCAAGTTCAGTAGTTGTAACTGAACTGGAAGTAATTTCTTTATTAGAGTCAATTGTTGCAACCCTACTTGCGGTTTCTGTCTCTAACCGAACTTTACCTTTAAATTTACGTAGATCACTCATTTATATCTCCTACGATATTACAATTTTCCCGACAAATCTTAAGTCAGGAGTTGAACTTACTGTTATTATTACATCATCACTAGAATCAATTTTGACCCCAGTATCTACTTCTAAATAATCCGACCCACTTAACTCATATATATGAATTGTAGGGTTTGTTTTGTTATGTGAACTTTGTAATACTGTAAAAGTATAACATCCACCTGACGGTCCAGCCCAATCACTAGTTACATTAAATATCTGAGAGTAGCTAGAGCTACCTCCGCCGCCACCCACAGCACTAAAATCAATAGTGCCAGTTGTAGGGTTTGTATTAAATACTATACTTGCATCAACAGATGTAAAAACTACAGTATTTATATTATCTATATCTCCAGAAGGAGTAGAAATAGATATAACCGAGCCGTCAAAGCTCGAAGCTACAATATTTACCCCACCTTGAGCAGTAGTTGAGAACACTAAACATAAAACTTCAATTTCGTCATATGTAAAAACGTCTACTGCCTCATTAACATTCCCAGTAAAGTCAGCTAAAGTTGTCCAAGTTGGCTGATTTACAATTCTAGCTCGAACTCTAACAAGATTAGCTCCACCGGCGTCAGTAATTACAAAGCGAACCTTACCTTCGTTTTGAACAACTCCAATTCCTAATGAACCCGGAGCTATTATCTTCCTATTTAAAGCATATGTTAAGTCATTTGACATTTAATATTCCTTATCGGACAATACTTAATCGAGCAGCAGCTCTAGCATCTTTTATATTCTGAGGAATTGCTTCTGCAGAATCCACAAATCTAGTACAATACCAGTCTGTTGAAATTAAATAAGCCTCTGCCGCTGAATTTGTTGCTTCTTGATTTATTTGAGCTGTAATATCTGTAATTTCTACAGAATATTCAGCAGCTTGTGCTAAAACACTTTGAGTTTCATAAACCGCAGCAGAAATCAAGCCATTTTCATTGTGAGAATAAAGAGCAGGTTCAATTTCGTTTCCTTCAGCATCAAAAGTAGCAGCTTGCACTAATTCATCGACTGGACCTCTAACTTCAGGGGAGGTTAAAACTTGCTGATCTTGATAAATAGCTTCAGAGCCAAACGAACCCATTCCAAGGTGACTAGAGAGCCAAGAATCAGCTTCTTCTTGGGAGTTGAAGGACGCTTGGTTGGAGATTGTACCTGATTTTGTTATTGATACTTGTATCATATTAGTTACTCACTTTTACTATTTCTAGATGGTGGGAAGTTGTTGATGAAGCCAATGTCATAGCCTGTCCCGTTCTAAGTGACACAATATCTCCTTTATTCAGTCTTCTATTTATTGAGAACGGATGAGTAGAGGCACTTTCGTTACCAGATAATAAATAAGATAAAGTAGAGTTCACATATATAGATATAGCTCTCGCCCCAGCGGCACTAGCGGCTATACAACCAGAAAATGAATATACCCCTGTTTCAGGAATTGTATATTGACTTCCATTCCATGACCCATGCGTATCAGATATATTTATAAAAGGAATATTAGTTACGTTAACTGTCATAACTTCAGCAGCATTACCAGCACTCTCTGAGTAAACTCGACCCACTCCAATTCCAACAAGCGCGGGATTTTTTGAAGCGTTGATTACGAGGTAGCCTGAAGTTTGTGCAGAAACGTCTGTGAACTGGAAGTTAGAAGCTGTTGTTGAAGAATTCCCTTTATGTCCTGCGTCAACAACTAATACTCCTGTAACTTCATTGTACCCTTTATTAAAAATACCGATTTCAATAGCGGAACTAATAACTGAAAAATCTAAATTCCCAGCAGTAACCTTCCCAGCACTCTTGTACAAGTCTAAGCTCTTCCCCTTCAGCCCTTTCCCAATCTGTATTGCAAAAGCCACTGGCTGAGCCGCAGAACTTAGTACGTTGTAAGCTCTAGTGTAAATCAGCATACCATTAGTATTCATATCTGCAGTAGTCTGAGTAGGAGCTGTCGTAGTCTGTGTTCTAGTGTTGGTACTAGCAGCGTATGTATATGTAATGAAAGTTCCAACAGGAGCATTTGCTAACGTAGCAAGTGTATAAGCAGCAGAACCTGCGTAAGCTAATGGAGCGGTGTCTGTGGAGAATGTTTCGGGAGCTGTTAGGATTTGGTCTGCTGATCCAGTGAAAGATATATTAAAGTTATTCTCTCCATCGGATGTTACTGCTCCAGAAGTACTGACTCTTAGGGTATCTCCAACTTCCACTGAAGTAGAAGCAGCTACTGTACATATAGCCGTTGCAGCATACGCTTGTGACGAAGATAGTGTCTCAGAGGCGGTAGGCGTAGCAGTTAATACTGCTTGGTTCTTACTAAGATATATCTGAGAGTTAGCTGTTGTTAAAGACAAGCTAGAACTAAAATATACTATACCGGCTCTCAACATTGTTATGAAAGTTCCATCATTTGCGGTATCTGTTATACTAAATGAGTCCCCTACATACCTAACCCTAGTTGTTAATTTTACAATAGCAGTGGCAACTGCCCCGCGAGATGAAGCCCCTTCATATCTTAAATAGGAGGTAGTAGGCTGCGGTACGTTTACAAAAGGCGTGACATTCACGCCGGTTACATTCGGCTTTCCAACTTTCGACATTGTGAAAATAGATTGAGCAGCAGTACCAGATGCTACTCCTTGTGCATGAGGACGAATAGTATCCCCAGCTACTAAATATACTTGAGTGCAAGCATTATCGTTTACTGTATTGGCTGTTGTAGTTCCGTAAGCAACTCTTTCAGATGCAGATAAAGCATTAAAATTTGTAACTAAACTAGAAGCATTCTTACTAATACCCATATCTGAAGCCGAAACAAAGTTATCAGTATATGAGATGTTATATAAACCATCACTTTTCGCAGTAAAACTCGCTCCATTCGTTGCACTATCAACATACTCAACATCTACACCGATATTATCGCGAGTGTTACTGAACCTACGAATCTTCGTACCAGTACTTCCATAGCCGTTAGCTGTGTCAACGCGAACTGAAGAGTCTGATTCAGAGAACTGTGGAAGTGTGTTTGATACTGATACGGAAATGTCTTGCTCTTGGAAGTATAGATTCAGTACGTTTGAGATATCCGCAACGATTACCGTTGGAGATGCTACTCTAATTATATCGCCAATAACTACAGAACCAGACCAACTTGCGGATAATATATCATTAGTCCCTGTTGTATACTCAGCGGCTAAACTCTCTGATGCTGAGGGTACTCCAGTTCGTGTTACTTGGTTTCTAGATATGGATAACTGTCTAGAAGTAGCTGTTCCATAAATGTTTGTCCCAACATCAAGCTTACCAGCTTTCAACATCGTAATTACTGTACCAACAGTTGCATCACTAACTACAGAAAAAGCATCTCCACGAATTATAGCTTGAGTGTCGAAGCGTACAATAGCCGTATTTGCTCCAGTTCCGCGAGTAGACGCACCTTCGAAGCGGAGTTCGGAAGTGGGGATTGTGATTTTTGAATTTGGGTTTATGGAAACTTGAGAGAGTGAGCCTTGTTTTGTGATTGTAATCTGTGCTGCCGCAGTTGAAGCACCTGATGTTGTAGTATCCGCATGAGGACGAATTACATCTCCTGCGTTTAAATAACCAGTCCATGCAACTTGAGAACTTAAATTTACAGCTGAAGCTGAAGCTTTTATAAGTCTATGCTCAGTAGTAATTGTATTAATACCAGTAGTCAGTTGATTTGAGTTTTTAGATAAACCAAAGTTAGCTGCGGAACTAAAGTTATCTGCATATGAGAATGAATAGGTTCCAGAGGTTACAATTGTAAAACTAGCACCTAAAGTAGCAGAGTCTACATACGTTACATCGGAACCTAAGTTCTGAGTAATATTTGTGAATCTACGAATAGTAGTATTTGTAGAGCCATATCCATTTGAAGTATCCAAACGGAGCATACTATCAGCACTCTGAATTAACCCACTCTGAGTTAACGGAATTGTGTTAACAGAAGTTGCTGAAAGTCCTGTAATTGGTATAGTAAATTCTACAGATATAACTCTACTTGCTCCGAATATTGCGGAAGCGTTGGTTGGGGTTAAGTTTGGAGCATTTGTCACCATCTGATTTCCAAAATAAACCAAAGATGTACTTGTAGCTGTTGCAGTTACGATACGACCGACAACTCCTGCACTCGTCCAATCTTGTCCATACTCACCTACTATCTGTCCGGGATTTGCAGAGCTATTCGACACTCCAATTAAATCACTATTAATAGAAGAAGAATTTGGTAAAGTTAATGATGCTAAAACCGCACTTACTGCGGACGGTGTGAAGGTTCCCATAACTTCATAGTTATTTCCAACTTGTCTAAACTTAAAGGCAACAGCACTTGGAGTTCCAAATCCTGTGAAAGTTGGAACGTAACTTGCCCAAGCTGTGAGGTTAGGAACTGTGTATGAAGTTGAAAGAAGTGCTGTAGAAGCACCCCCAGTTCCACCAACTACCATCCAACGAGCTTCAGTTCCGTCGTATTTTAGAATAATTGAAGCTTCATCGGCTAGAGTTAAGGATGCTTTTGTTCCAGTTAGGATTCTATTTGCAGCAGTTGCACCTGTATCATTATTTATAGTGATTGGGTTGCCTGTTGCGTTGATAACAGTAATAACTCTACCTGTAATAGGAGAGGCAAGTAAGTCAATAGAAGTCAGAGAAGCATTAGTTAAACGAACTACAGGAGTTGCAGGAGAAGAAACTGAAGCATTTGCTCCAGTTGTTGCAGCATCGGTTGATTGTCCTTCAACCCAGTTAGCAGAAGCGAGAAGAGTTGCTGTTGATTCTATAGTTCCAGATGAGGTTAATCCAGTAAGTCCAGTTAGAATACCTGCATCAGAAAGAATAGCCGGAGAACCACCTTGAATAATTTTTCCTGTGGTTCCATCAAAACGAACAACTTCATTATCAACCGAAGTACTAGAAGAAGAAACTTTTGCATCAAGTTGAGTTTGAGCATTTGAAGTTAAAGAATTAATAAATTGAAACTCGGCACTAGAAACAGAACCATCGGCTATTTTAGAAGCATCAATAGCAGCGGACGCATTAATGTCAGCATTTACAATAGCACCGGCAGCAATCTGAATATCCCCTGTATTAGTGATTGTTACATCACCAGAAACTGGAACAATAGTAGCTACGTTTGAAGCATTTCCGACTAGAATATTAGCATTAGTTAAAGTAGAACTAGTTTTACCATCGATATCTAATTGTAACTCAACTAAAGCTGCCTGAACTTCAATTGAAGTTAGATTGCCAGAAGGAATTACAGAGATTGCAGATGCATCATGAGCATCTGTGGCATTGTTAATGTGTGCAGAAAGAGCCGCTGAGGCGCTTCCAGAAGATGCTGTAATATCTGAATCAAGTTCAGCTAAAGCTGCATTTAACTCAGTTGCTGAAAGATTTCCAGCGGCTGCGGTTGTAATTGTGTTATTAGAAACAACAATTGTCTTCGCAGTAATCGTTGCTGTCCCTGCTTCAGTGAGGAGGGGTTGATTTACTGTCCCATTATGATAATATATTTTACTATCACTATCTAAGACTTCAAGATCACCTTTAGAATCAGATGTTGTAGCTGCTTTTGGAACAAGCTTTAGACCTACCCAAAATTTCTTCATATTGAAACTCATTATATACTTCCTTTACACATTTAAAATGGCTAGAGCCCTGAAACTAATAATACCAACGTGATTTATTCCTGTGAGTGCAGTAGTTGAAAATGTTATCTGCCCTAGGTCTGTTATACTAAATTCAATCTTAGCATCAGACTGTCCAGTTCTAACTAATTCCCATTTCTGAGTGACTGGTCTAGAAGCAAGGTAATTAATATCTAAAAGTCCAGATTCAACAACTTCTTGCCCGTCTGGAGGTCCAGAATCGCTAGTTTTACGATATACAGAGTAAAAAACTGTAGCAGCTCGAACGTCAGAGGCAGGAAAATTTAGATTGTTAATGTTTACGTTACTAGATGAGTTATTAGCGTCGATGTTTTGAACCTGTGGGGCAACATCATATGTGGCTGTGATTGAGTTTACGGCATCAGCAAGAGCTTCTACAGCTTCAATTACCGCAGGTGCCCAGTTTGGAGCCTGTCCGGAATTTGGGAATTCAATTAAAGTACCCTTGATTATGATTTTAGGCATCAATTACCTTTATAGATAGAGTAATACATACATAAGTTGTTAATATGTAGCACCCGTAGAAATAAAAAAGCCCCCGGAGAACCCGGAGGCTAAGTCTGTGATTTTACAGAGTGAGAAGATTAAGCGTTGTTAACAATTCCAGAAACCAATACTGATTTACCCGGAGCCATACAGAATACAGCTTGGTCAGTATAAAGTCTAAGTTCGTAAGCAGCAGCATTTTCAAGATCGCGGAAGAACTCGTCTCCATAACCCGGACGCTTAAAGCTAATATCACTAGAACCAACTCTCATGAACTCTTCAAGAGAAAGACCGTAAGCGTATCCTTCTTTGATATAGATAGATGGGATGATTTCAAGCTCACCATTCTGAGAATGGAACTTGAGTGATTTCGCACCGTTCTGAAGTTGAGAAGTTGTATACGATTGATCGTACATACGTAAAGCAGCTTGGTCATTCAATAGATCAGCCCAACCACGAGGGTTGACGAAGAAAGTCAATTTAGAATCCAAACCTTTTTCAACCGGACGAGAAGCAGCTTTTGTCAATTTATTGAAAGACAATGCTCCAGCCGCAGGATATGTGTTACCTTTCCATAGGTTATACTGAGTAGCGTTGATGTTGAATAGAGTACCAGTGTTTATTAGAATCTTGTGGATACCAGCAAACTCGTTACCGTAAGCACCTTTATGGTAAATTACGTCTGTAGCTACAACACCAGCTAACTGAGCTGAAGCATTAAGAGTAATTGTACGAGCGTCCATATCAACAGAAGCAATAGTGAACTCACCACGAGAAGTCGCGCCTGTTACATCACGAATTTCAATTGGCATACCTTCACCGCCAGCCCAAATACCCGGAGCCCATTCAGCAGTCGTAACAGTTATTGTAGTTGTAACTGCAGAAGCTACAGTTCCGTAACCAATTTGACCGTAAAGAAGGTGAATCTCAAGTTTTTTAGACATAGAGCGAAGCATGTTAGCAACGATATACTTCGTAGCGTCCATGAAAGCATTTTTTCCGCCAACAGAACGAGAAGCAGCAGAGTAACCGAGCAATGAACGCATAACCATAGGGTTACCACGAACTTGAGCGTCTCTGATTTGTCCAGCAACAGCCGGGTTAAGGTTAAAAGCATCGTCATCAGAAGATGCGAAAGTAACACCGTGTTCAGCACCAAGAATTACTGGTTGGTGATACAGATTTCCGCCTTGTTTCTCTTTACCAATGAATTTAATCATGTTAACGAGTTTAAGACCTTCTGGGATAAGTTCTTGAAGTTTATCGGCATATACTTCTTTAAAAAAGCCGTTCAGATTGCCAACGGCGTTATCTGGAGTTGAAAATTTGTTAGTTGACATAAGTTATTCCTTTATTGTTTTATTTATTCTTGTACTTTGTACTTGAGACACACAGCAAGATCAGTTTGAGCCGTACCGTTACATGTTACAGAAATTTTTCCAGCAACAAGAAGCGATGGAGCAGCGGAGATAGCCACAACAGCACCAGTAATACGATTATGAACTTGAACACTGAACACTTTTTCAACTAATTCACCGACTGTAAGTGTAATTACAGTAGCTGCGATTGAAGAGTTATCAATTGCTATAATACTTGGAGCATCAGAAGTTCCAGCAACTGCATTACAGACGACATTAATTTCTTGACAATCTAATTGTCTAGCGAGAACTTGAGAAACCTTCGCTTGGTAAGAAGTAGACATATTTTATCCTTTTTTTTATTAATATTTTAACTTTTCTACTATTTACTTATTTTGAATAGAGGTACAACTTAATTATTCCTTGGTTTAGGTCAAATCGATGTTGATCTTATGTCATTTCAGCTAAATACAATAGCTTAGTTACCGTTAGTTGTTAAAATCTACGTATTTATTTTGTTTTTTTATATCTTTCTAGTAAATTCCGACCCTTAGCTGCCAATCTAGCTGCATCTTCTGCATTTTGTGGCACAGGTTCGCCCCAAGCTGCTGCAGATAGTGCTAATCTAGTAGGTTTGCCGTCGTCACCCTTCATGGGACCAGATGGGTTCGTAAAGAACCGAGTCAAGAAAGACCCTTTCCTCCGCATCTTCTCTGGAGTATTGGCAGCACCCTTAACTCCGGGCTTCAAATTACCGCCAGTTGCTTTGTTGTACTTAGAACGTCCAGAGGAAGTTAATCCTCCCTCTGGGTCCTTATCTTTCTTTGTCATTATAGTAGTTAACTTTTTAAATTTAACCATTTATACTCCGAAAAAATCTTTAATTGATTGTTTTTTCTCTACTGGACTCTTACTTTGAGTGCTTGTAGCGACATCTCTAACGCTAGACTTAAGAGGCACGGGCGGTTTACCAACGGCAGCCTTTCTATGGTTCTTAAGTTTACCTAGAGTATCCTTACCTATAATTTGTTCGACTAATTCTGCTGGCATTCCACCAAACATCTGAGAGATGTCTGAATGAATCTCTTGACGAATTAAAGGAATTACATCTTTAGGATCAATGTCGATTCCATTTTCAACAGCCATAATCATATACTCAGTTAATTTCTTAACTACATACGGTGACTTAGGTAGGTCCGAACTTTCTAAAGCACTAGACATAAGGTTATCATAACGTTCATATTCACGTTCTGTAAGTCTTTCTAGTTCACTAGCTTCATTATCCTGCTTTTCTTTTTCTCTTTCAGACATAAGCTCTTGAAGTTTAAACTCTGCTTCTTCAGCTCTAATTTGTTCAGGAGACTTTTGTGATCTTTCAATCTCTTCTTGAAGAATACTAGCAGCTAACTCTTTAATATCTAGCCCGATTGCTGGATTTTGTAGTGCTTTTTTAGGATTTTTACGTAATTCTTGAATAAAAGCGCCGACTTCTGACTCAAGCTGAGCATACTCACGAGCTTTATGATCTGAAAGCATAGCCTTTTGACGTTGTTTTACATACCAATCTTGGTTTGCTTCATCAATTTCAAACGGAAGGTCTTCAGTAATGTCTTTACCGTTGAACTTAAGCTTGAGTTGCTTAATCATTTTCTTTTGGGCTGGGGTGGGGACTACGACTTCTTGTGCGGACTCTGAATCTAGAGCTTCTGATTCAACTTGTGCTCCAGAATCGACTGATCCTGTATTTTCTTCTGACATATATTCCTTTTTTCATCCAAAAATGGGTAGAAAAATAGTTAACCGCCCATAATTGGGTAGGTTTATGTTGTAAGTTGTTAATTAAATAATACTTAGTAAGTTATCAAAGACTTCTATGATTTCTTTATTGTATGTAACTATTTCTCGCACAGACCAAAGACAAATAATTAACATATTAAAGCGTTTAGCCCGTTTAAGTCGAGCTTTCATCGTTTTAAACTTTTTAAACTGGTCATCGGGCTTATTAGGATTTCTTAATCTTATTCGCATTTTGCTATCCTCATCTATAAAATTATTATTTCAAGCCGATAAACTTAGCTACTGTTAATAATTTCTGAACAAACCAACCAAAAGAACCAGTTATTACGTTTTGACTGACTGGCTTATCCCATACTGCATTAGCATTTTCCGTAGAAGTAGGAGGAGTGACGGAATTTCTAGTTGATGTAGCTACGTCAATTCTGGCTAATTCTACAGTTAAGTTAGTTCTAACAGCAGCAGCATTAGCTACGGCTGTAGGAGCGGCTACATAAGAGGCTGTTGATAATCTAGTCGAAGTTGCAACATCAATCCTCCCTAGTTCAGCAGTTAGCTCTGACCGAACAGCCAAAGCTACTACAGAAGGGCTTAGAGTTGATGATTCATCCAATGCAGCGCCCGTTGATCCGGCAGTTAAGTGTGCTGATAATGCTTCATCCCAAACGGCTTCAGCAATTGATCCTAATGTTAGAGATGATCCACCCGCAGTTTCTAAAGCTTTAGTAGTGAATCTTAATCCAGTTGCGTCTTCAGTCAGCGTGTCAATCTTAGATAGAGTTGCGTCTTGAGCAGCAGAAAGTCCTGAAGCGTAAGGGATAACTAAATCAGGGCTTGAAAAGATTGTTCCACCAGTGATATCAATCATTGTAACAGTTAAGTCAGTTACAGAATCCCTGCCCCAGCCGCCCGTTATGCTTAAAGGAATAGAAGGAAAAGATACGTTCTTAATCTTGAAATCAGTGAATACGTAATTAGCTCTGTCTAAAGCTTCAACAAATTGACCCTCATCTCTTATACCAGCAGCAGAGAATAACCATGCAACACCGTAGGCATAAATATTCCCCCATGAGATTGTTGGAGTATCTACTTCAACTAGAAAAAGGTTATCTACAATCGAAATGTCTGTGATAGAGAAACCATCTACACCATTTGCTACATAGACTGAATCAATCTCAGGAAAGATCATTCTAGATAAGCCTACGCTATCCACAAGATCAGAGAATTCGATAAATATATCCGCAGTGGCAGCAGTGGCATACATAACTCGTACTCTAGCCGTGTAGTCAGCGAAATACGGAGCAGCATAACTAAGAGTTGTCCCTGGAACTATTTCATTGAATATTTCTATTGAGTTAGTTATGTCGTAGATTTGAACTCTGCTACCAGCTCTTAATCCAGTCAAAGAAATTGTTGACGTATCTAAATTATATAACGCAGCTTCTTGTGCTACTGATGTTGAGTCAGTTGTTACTCGGATATAGGTAAGAGCATTTGCAGCATTGGCAGTTACAGTGGTTATTCTATATCTAAGCTTGAATCCTGTTGCTGGAACAAGAGTTTCAGTAATCAGATTTGCAGCGTTCAGGGTTTTATAAACTGCACTAAATCCTGTACCAGTGTCTATGTCATATTCATAACTAAAGTTACCAGTGTTTGCTCCAGTTAAAACTGGTGCAGAGTTATCAAAAGCTGTATGCCCGATAGCAAAGTAGGGCATTGTGAAAATGATTTGGTCGCCGAGGTTGGGCATGGAGATTTGTCCAGCCGAGGTAAATCCTGCCGATGCTCCTAATGATACCGCTTCAAACTGAGAAGCCGTAAATGCTGTAGGCTCGTTAAATGCTAACCAAACTCTACCTTGTGTATCACTATCGAATAAATCAAACCAATGTGATCCGTAAACAGAAATACCGCCTATCGTCGAGTTAGAAGATGTTCTAACGCCTTTGACTGAACTGTTTGCAGAAAGAATCTGGGCCGCTCCCGTTGTCCCACTACAATTCTCGATTGATATATTTTTAGAGGCAGAGCTTGTCAGGAAATTATTCGTCCTTGTCACTTCCAAGTAGCATCTCTGAACTCTGACCCCGTCATTGTTTCCACTATCGACTAAAATATAAGCTGGGGCAAAAGCAGCGTTAACATCAACTGGCACAGCGTAAGTACCTACATTTCTAAATGTTAAATTTGAACAGTTTGCAGCCTGAAAAACTCCAAGATACGGGCCAAGCTCTCCGACAAAGCTTAAAATAACTCCGTCTACCCTTATGTTGTCAGAAGATGTTGCACAAGCTAGCGCGTACTTAGGTGTTGTAGAATTTGTAACGCCAACAATACGATCAATATAATTAAAGTTTTGAACTAGTATATTTGAGCAAGTAGTGAAAGCTAAAGTTGCGCAATAAGAAATAAAGTCGTTAAAGATAATATTTCTACACTGATTGAATGATACTGAACCAGAGCTTCTTGCGTATGTAACAACGCCTGTTCTTGTTGATGTAAAGGTATAGTTTGAGCATCCAGTAAGTGACATGCTGTGACCACTGGCAGCAGCATCTGGTCTAACAAAACGACAATTACTTACCGTTCCACCTAGAGAATTATTAGTACCAGTGAAAGTTTGTCCTGCAATATAAGCACCGCAAGCGTAGTTATCTAACTCGGTTGGACTTGCTTCGTTACTTGTTGAGTGAGCGTCAAATGTCGCTACGTTAATCATTCTAACTTTAAATGGAGAGACAAATAGATGATACCAGTCGTTCATGAAATATTCGAAGTCAATATCGCCAGCAGAGGTAGTTGTGAAATCTGGCCTTGCTCCTAAGCCTGTAGATGGAGTTTGGTTATTTGCATCACCCAAAGCGAGTGTTGATTGTCTACCTATTACGTTAGGTATCCTTACTCTGCATCCTACAGGGGGAACGAATCCGGCGTTATTGGTTCCATCGAAGCCTATTCTTACTTGCCCTGTTCCGATTGTTTGGCAGAACTTGGAACGTATATCAGTTGATAAGTTGGTATCGTTGTACCATGTATCTCTGATGCAAGGGTAGATTTCAAATTCATTTGATCCTGCTGCTGTTTCAATCCATACAGCAGGGACGTGAGTGCCTACGCCTCCACCATTAGTCGGAGTTTGGAGAACTTGATTTGCCGCTCCAGTTGTATTATCTAAGTAAAACCAATCACCACGAGTTCTATAGAAGCCTAAACGAGGAACTGTATTAGCTACTGCTTGTCTCTGAACTATTTCAATCCATGAGGTTGTGTCTGCTTGAGTAGCTGATGCGCCAATACCTGCCAAAGCACCGACAGCAAAACTACCACCTGTTATCTCTCTGAATTTTATAAATCCAGTTACCGGCATTGCTGCTGCCACGGCAGTAGGGGCAGATGTTAGATCGACGTATACCCCAAGTAGGTATCCTGAGACTCCACCTTGATTGACGATTGTTCCAACCGCAGGGACTACTCCTGAGCCAGTGTTAAATAGGACTTGACGAACATTTCTACCATCAAATAAAACACCGCCACCTAAAGTAGCAGAGATTGTCATTGAACCCACTGATCCAGTCATAGAAGCAGGTGAACCTGCGTGCCATCTTGTATCTGTGCGAACGGTTAGAACACCCCCGTTCATAGTCCAAACTTCGCCAGCGGTACGTGCTGTTCCATCATCTAAGAATGTATTAGTGGTAATTACTGCCATTGTTTATCCTATGAGTAAGAAAGTGTAGTTCTATCATCCCATGTATTGTTAAAATTTGAATTACCATTAGCCCATAATATTTCTAATACAGTACCAATTTGTGTTATCTTTTGTATTCTCCATGTAGAAGCTGATTCCGAGCTTCCAACTGCCGCCTCGCCAAGATAAATAGTTGCACCTATCTCATCTAATCTTTTACTGTAGACTACCGTAATCACATTACTATCAATTGATCCATCTGGATTTATTTTTAACGTATCTCCAGTTGTAGAATCTCCAATAGCTACACTATCTTCGAGTGAATCTAAAGAAACATCAATATCTGCATTTACAATAGTGGCTTCAGCGTCTGTTCGCAATCTTTGAGTCGTCTCATTGAAAGCATGTTTAAGTACTTGATTGCCGTCAAGTCTAGATGCTGGATATAGTGGATCGCTCATGATAACCTTCGTTAATTATTCTATTTTGCATTTTAAATCTATATTTTTTATCAGTTATTTACACAAAAGTTACTTAATTTATTTTCTAACCATCTCAGCCCGCTTATTTTTCCAAAAATTTAATGATTCTAGTGCATTAGGGTCTTCAGATTGTTCTAATTGAGCGATTTTTTGATCAATCATTGCAAGTTTATTATCCATTTCTAATCTTTTTGCAGTATTGTCATCAATTTGAGGATTAGCTAATTGTTTAGGCTGACCCATTTGAGGCATTAGTTTAGCAAATCGTAGACTTTTATCACTATTCATTATTTATTTCCCATTAAAGCTTTTAATTTCGCAAGTTTAGCATTTTTAGCCGCCGGACTGTCTTTATAATTCTTTCTAGCTTTATCCTCAGCTAACATAATTCTCTCATCTTCAGAAGATTCTCCTGCTACATCCGGTTTTAAAGCTTCATATGCTTGTCCAACAACGGGAATATCTCCAGCTAACTCTTCAGCCGCCATTGCAGGATCACCCGATAGAGCAGCCATTCCAGCTCCAGCTAAAGGGATAACTCCGGCAGCCTTTTTACCTAACATACTAAGAGTGCGTTTAAACTTTCCTGCGCCCTCAGTTGCTGCATTTTTCGCAATTTTAATTCCGCCGCCAGAATTTAAAGTATCAAGTCCGTCGCCTAGTTCTGAAGTTGCGCGGGCTTTAGCTTGGTTCATCGTGTCACGTAGACTTTGTCTAAGTTCTGTGGTCTTTTGTGGAGAATATCCTTGTTCTTTTGCAAGCTTAGTAAGTTCTAAGTCTTTTTCTCGAAAAGCTTTATTTATAAAATTTTCTCTATCTTTTAAATCTTTACTCACTTACTTGTCCCCTTTAAATAAATCCAACATAGTTGGAACTATATCAGCAGATTCTTTCCCTGCTTCTAATTTCTTTTTAATTGCAGCTCGTGCTTCACCTACGGTTTTAAATTTATAAAGTCCGGGGTTGGCTCTGATAACTCGGTCAGGAATAACAGCAGATACTAAATCTTTATCATCTGCGGCTAAAAACTTTTTACCACGAGAAGGTCCTAGATTATGCATAGCATATGCACTCTCTGGAGTTGTCTGTTGATTTTTATTCAAATACGCCGTCATTAGGTCAGATTGAGTATTTCTGTCTAAAAGAGATTCAGAGCTTCCTTCTTTTAAATCTTCTGCTGTTGGGGGTTGAAACTGAAATATTCCAGTAGCAGTGCCGCCTTGTAATGGTTTTAAGTATTTGCCGTGTTGAGATTCTACTCCACCTATTGAAGCAATTTCTTCTGGCGTTAGGGCGGTCTTTTCTCCAACTTCTCTATATACATCATTAGGAGTTTTTTCTACGTATGTAGCTTTTCTTCCTTCCATCATTCTTTTTAATTTATCCACGTTGTCCCAATTCTTTTCGTAAAGCGTGTAATAGTTGTAACTTACCTTGAATTCTTGCTTCTGCTCCATCATCGGGCTTTGAATTAAAAGGATCAACGCCCATACTAACACTCTTGTCAATCCCATTTATATTTCCTTTGCTCTGGAACTGCTGTTGCACAGCTTGTTCTGATCGGGCAGGAATAACTCTGGGTGCCCTATTTTGCTCGCGGGGTTTAAACTCTCTTTCTGGAGTTCCCTCGAACATAGTTTTTAACTTATCAAACATTACACAGCCCTAGGTTCTAAATTTGCGTTAGGTAAAAGTCCAGCATCAACTTCTGGTTGACCGGGTAGTTGAGCTTCAGGTGTAGCTTGAGGTCCCATTTGACTAGGGTCCATAGGTGCAATATTAGGAGCGCCTGCTGGAGGTGGAGAACTCGGAGGAGCGCCGCCATCACCGGGACCCATTCCACCAACTCCCCCATTAGCCATAGGACCGGGAGGTAATGCTCCAGCACCTTGAGGGGCTTGAGCAGGTTGAAGAGGTTGCTCTCCAATAATTTGTAATAAGTCAGGAGTTACAGTTCTAAGCATATCAATATGTTCTTGAATATGATCGTGTACCTTACGCATAAGTTCAGGATTACGACGAAGCTCAGGGTCAGAAATTACCGACCGGTGTTCTTTAATGTGTAGAGAATGTTGATCTAGAATATCTGCGTAGACTTCTTTTCCTTCCATTAGCCATTCATTTTCAGATTGGATTAGAAGCATGTCCATCATATCAGATTCAGTTAAGTTCTCGATATTACCAGTTTCTAATACCATATTATATTGACGAGGGTCTTTAATCATTCCTTGTTGTAACAAGTTATTTGCAATCTCAAGACGACCAGCAGTAGTCCGAGCCAACGGATTACCTACCGAAACTGAAACTCGTTTAATGTCGCCGATCATATCCCCAGTAAATTCTTTTAGAAGGGGCTTCTTGTTCTTACCTACTAGGGTAATCATTTTAGGAGTTGTAGCGTAATCTTTTAAAATATCTAAAAGACTTGTTCCTATCTTTTCAAGGAACTTAACATACTGAGCTTGGAATGGGGATTGAAATTGTAGAGACATAGACTGAACTAAAGCAAGAGCATTACCAGAACGTAGAGAAGCTTCTGGAGCACCTTTAGTAACAGAACTAACTCCAACCTGTGTGTCGGCTAGGTGACTTAGTAACTCAGCGAATTGATATGTTTCTGGAGCTGTAGCAGTCAATTGTATTGCTTCAGGTTTTTCATTTCCTTCAACAACATTTAGTCCACCAGCTAACTGAGAAAGATTCAAATCAGACCCGCGCTTTACGAATAGATTCTGAACCATGAATGCATTATTATTTGTCATGATAGCACTATACAAAGAGTTAATAGCTTCTTGCATAGGAAATACATCGTACATGTCGGTGTAACCATATGGAGTTCCCATAATAGTTGCAGGACATAATCTGAAGACAGGAATTGATCTATAAGGTAACGGTAGGTCTAACAATACAACATCAGAAGAGATGAATAACATATATCGACCATTCGGCATAGCCCCGGTCTTTTTATGAAAAAACTCGAATACAGCAATGTCGTCAGTGTCATCATTGGAGAATAAAGCAAGTCTATAATTTGTAGTGACATTCTTTGTTTCAATCGCCATGATCTCTTCGGCTTTCTCTGGATACTTGGCTATAAGGTTATATCGATTAATATATGAACGAGTCATTACCCATTCTTGAGAATTCCAATTTTCCTTAGTTCCGTCACACACAACATCAAGGGGACTTAACAAACTAAACTCGAGTTCACCTTCGTATTCAGTTTCTCCAGTATCAGAATCTACGTCATCGATTTCTCCTGACATAGCGTTCCATTCCATCTTAACGAAAGCACTACCTAAAACAACAGCCATCTCGGCTGCATCGGAAACGATCTCTTCAAGACCTTTCTGTCTCATATAGTAATCTAGAATACCGTTAGCTAGATAAGTTTGTGAAAGAGATTTATAATCTCCGTTCACTGACTGAGCTTCAAGCATTGGTCGATTCGCAGTAATCATACTGTGGATATGTCGAGCTAAATTTCTAAAAACGTTAACTGGAAGACGAACAAGTTCTCCTTGCTCTCCAGTAAATGAAATCTCATGGGACTTAGAAGAATCATTGAAGTTACCATAATAGAAACGAAACATATCCCGAATCTTGTTGAGATATTTATTTGATTCTAATACGTTGAAATATGTACGACCTTTAGCCATGAGGTCTGCTGCAGTTTTTTCAGGACTACGAGCAGCGAAATACATCATAGTTTCGTCGCGTTTATTATCTTCTGACATTATAAGTCCTTAGAATTTATTTAATACTTTTTTGATATAATAGAGAGGGATAACAAAATTATCTCTTTCTTGTGATGGGTTACCGGCGAAGGCTACTCCAATAAGATTTCCCCACACATTCACAACCGGAGAACCTGAGTTACCACCATAGATTACAGCACTAGTTGCAAGAGCTGGATATGACCTAAAACAAACAAAATCGACTCCCATTAGAAACTGATACATAGGTGGAAGTTCCATTACTTTACCCGGACACTGCTGTCTTTTCTCAACATTGAATAAAAGTTCAACAAACTCTCTACCGATATATTCACCAGAAGAAGTAGTTAACTTTCTTAAACCGGGGTGACCAACAACATACATAGTATCACCAATCGATTGATCTGATCCCATAGATAGGGGAGACAATCCTTTTAATCCTTCAATCAAACAAAGATCATGTACTGTATCTTTATAAAGAATACGTTTAATAAATTCACGGTTAGATGTTTTGATTCTAACAAATCCATTAACTCCGACTTCACAAACATGTCGGTTCGTCATAATGTATTCTTTACCTGATTTACCTTGAACAGCAAATCCTGTACCACCGCCGAACTTTTCAGGATGGAGAACTTGAACAACCGATTCCCCAACTTCATACCTTAAATACTGATTATGAATCTGTGGGGCAGAAATAGCTCCGTACAGAATAGTGACAGTTAAGGCTAGTGATGTAGCTAGTGATTTAACGATTTTCTTCATTTGTCCTCTTTTTGTTTCTATTTATAGTTGTTAATTTACCGACGTTTAGGTCTAGAACCAAATATAGACATATAGACTTGTTTAGGGTCTAACTTCTCGTGACCTGTAGGATTTTGAATATGTAAGTCCCTGAGATTATAGCCATAACTTGCTGGGTAGGGATTCTTATTATAATTAACAGCGCGGGTAAAATAAAGCAAAGCATCTACTGCATCGTAATGTCCATCGTCTGGAGATCGAGCAAAGTCATCTTTATTAGACTTATCCTTCCATCTACAATTCTTAATATGTCTTATTAATGTAGGACAACTTGGGCTTATAATGATCTTATGGTTAGCTAACATAACTCGAAGTTTATTCAAGTGGGTTAACTTATCATGTTTAGCTGGGACTCCAAAATCTAACTGATGTAGAGGGTTGTTCTTTTTAGAGTAGATACTTATCTCTTGAATAACAAAAGGGTTAGTATCTGAAACCCTAGATTCGGGCTTTATTAGTTCATGGGTTAAGTCATTAGTCCAGAGTTCTATTTCTTTATCTTGTAGTAACTTAGTAAAATCAGGTAGATGAATCTCTTTTCCAGTTTTAACAATCTCATCTTGGATAACTAATCTATTCTCTTTAAAATCATAGTAACCATATAGAACTACTGTCAAATCTTTAAATCCAATATCCATAGCCACATATCGACTATAGAATGGGGGCAATAAAGGATCGTATACAATCTTAGATAGAAGCTCGTCGTCAACCTCAGGAAGAACTGAAAGCTCCTCATCCTTAATAAGTTCACACATGAACTCTCGACGGAATCCAATAGAGTTAACTCCACCTTGGTACTGATCTATAATGTTCTGAATTTGTTCAGGTTTGAGCATTGGATTATCATATACAGTCTTCTTGGTTAGAAGACCATTCATTTCAGATCGTTCTATATAAGTTATAAAATCATGATCTGGTTCTTTAGGAGGACTGCTTGCTAAAATACATCGACCGCCGGAATGAATCAAAGTCGGCAATAATATATCTTTCATAATATCATCTAGTTTACCGACAAATCCAGCCTCGTCAACTAGAACTAAGTCTGAAGTCTGACCTCGTAATCTTTCTGCCGAGTTACCATCGGAACCAGCCATTTGAAGCTGGGCACCATTTTTAAATACATATAGATATTGAGAAGGAATATACTCAGGCTTCATATCTTCAGGGCAGTCTTCTAGAATTTTCCGCATCTGGGGTTCAGCTAATGTTTTAGCATGGAGCTTTGTATCCGTTAGATATTTGACGATAGCATTAGGTTTAGATATACAAACTGCAACTCCCATAGTAAGGAGAGCAAATGTCTTCCCAGACTGACGAGCTAGCAACCATACTAAAATAGAGTTGGGTGCTGACTTTTGATAAATCTCATACATCTCTTTCTGTAGAGTATGGAACTTATAATGAATAAGATGACGTCTCCATAGTTCATGCTTAAGAGCAATCTTATTAATTTCAGCCATTACAATGCCTTCATTGCTTCAATCAATTGTTCATTAGTTAGAGAGCCAACAACATTAACTTCTTTCTTATCTTGCTTCCCTCTAATTTGAAGGAGAGTCTTTGTGTAGATTTCTGCTTTTTTACATTCTTCTAAGCTAAGCTCTCTCTGCATAGAATAGTTATTAAGTAGTGCTAACTGGATAAGACAAATCTGCTCTGCATCTGAAACCTCTGGGTCTTTCTCTGCCCCGCTACCTAATGTTCTATACTTAGTATTCTCAATAGTTAGCTTCTCTAGCTTTCCAGAGAGTTCTTCAATTTTCTTACGTAACTCATTGATAGTACGAGTTTGATTTACAACCACCGCACCTTGGGCTTTATGATACGCAGCGGTATCATCTTCGTCGGTAGAATAAGTTTCAGCCAGTTTATCTATTGTGTTATTATCTGACATACTTACTTCCTAAAGGTTGAGCCTAGCTTTGCTAGCCCGACATCATTTTTCATATCTTTAACATGTGCAGCAGTTTCATCATGTTGAACTTTAAGAGCTTCGATAGCCGGGGCGTAATCTACTTGAGTAGACTTACCTTTAAAGTAACAGACAATATCATACGCGATAACTCCAATTAAGGAGAGCGCGGCTGTCTTGAATACATGGGGATTGTAAAGGGAGTAGGTTCCTGCAACTGAAAACAAAGCGAGGCAAATACCTCGTTGTGACTTGTGGTATTTAGGCATATAATCCTTGCTTGTTAAAAATAAGAGATACGTTAGCTGCTTGTTTAAATTGGTCGCTCGACCTGATCAGACTTGTAATTCTCTTGTAAGTAGTTGTTAATATTTCCATCGTCTATATCCTACTCTTGTATCTAAATGTAAAAAATTAATAGCCACCCCAATACTAGTAAACTCACTAGAACATATACCTTCAAACGCTGAATTCATTCCAGACTTAGGTCTGCAGTCAACTGCGTCACCTAATTCGTGGGTTGACTTCTTAGCTACAACTGTCGACACTCCAGAGTTCCTTATGTCTTCTTGATGCTTAGTGCATCTATAAGCCGAAGTAATCACTAGGGGTTCGGCTACATCAATTCGGATCATTTCCAACTTATCTATTAAGTGACACGAAACCCTCTGCTCTACACAGTCTGTATATGAGCACTGACAGGACAGTTCCTTTGTACTAAAGTGTTCAGACACCTTGAATACTTGTCCTTTATCCCAAAGGTAATAATTTTCTACTTCTCGTAACTGAGGTCTAATCTCCAAAGAGGGAGAAGTTACTTTCTTTGAGCTGGACTTGGATTCTGTGGTATGATAAGTCAACAGGCTCATTATTGTCTTTACAATTTCGCTTATATTCATCTAACTCTCCAAGTAGTATTTCTCTCATATCCTTAATAGCAGACAGGGTCTTAATGAACTCTTCCTCACATTCATCTTGATCGAACCCATGATCGATAGGGTCTACATCATCACCGTCACATAGTTGATGCCAGTAATTAAGCTGCTCAACCAGGTTACCAAACAACTCTATCTTAAACGTTAAGTCTGGTCTTTGCATTCTGCCTCTTCTGTTTAACTTGTAATTTAACACGTTTACACACGCAGTCAGGACAAGCCCTGCCCGACCACAATTTACCCTCAACATTAATGAATCTCTTATTACGTCCATCTGGGTAATAGCCGTCCTGTTTACGAACTTCTAACCCACTACACTTTCTACACTGAACTACATCTGACTCTTCCATAACAACCTTTGTTTCTATTAGTTGTTAAATGTTTCTATTAATAGCGAAGCTCTCTTTTTATATAGGTCATTATATAAGGTTAAGTAACTCTGTCTGATTATCTAGTATGAACGCCTTAGTGTCGGCGTTTAAAGCATAAACCGGCAGCTTGAACTGATTGACCGTCCCGTAGTATGTTTCTATAAATAACTTAGCTTCAGCCTTTGTTTTAAACTTCCCCACCACCTTACTAACATCTCCTCGGGCTGTAACCAACTCTACATCCACGAACTTAAAATCCTTATTTGGTATAGCCCTTACCCTATATTGGATAGCCTTTCTGTACCCTTTCTGGAGAGTAGCAAAACCCATCCCAGTATACATATCCTTATAATACTCAGTATGAATCTTCAGTGTTTCTATATCAGCTCCCGCTGAAACTACTTTTATAGTTATCTCTGTCTGCCCGCGAAACTGCTTATATATAGAGTCCAGACTAGCACCCATACTGGTAGTATAACTGATAAGGAATGACCTATCCTTGAATAGTATAATAACCCCAGATTGAGGTAACCCAAGCATGTCATCTAATCTCATATCTTTTCCCGCTTCTCAACATGTCCAATCCTAGATCGACGCCTCTTATTAAGCTTATACCCAACCCAACTAATAGCCGTCTCCTCTATATCAGAGTCAGATACCCGACTGGGACGTAGATCAGTAGCATACTGACAGGACTTCAAAGCCTCGTATGTATCTCTATATCGTCTTTTCTTCCTAGCCATATAAATAAATCCTGTTTGCAATTGTCACATTGTATTACTAAGTGATATCCATGTAAAGTTGTTAACGTTATCGACAACTTAGCTTATCCAAAAACACCATGTTTCTATACCCCACAATGATCTAATATACTGAAAACACACACACCTTGTCAAGCTAAATCTCTGTCCTTATATATGTAACATTTCCACCCATCCTAAAAAGGGGTCCCGACCATCCCAATTAACCGACCCACTCAGTACCCTAACCCACCATCTGTAGATAACAGAACACCATATAGGAAGGATTTATAGCCCCCTCCCCTAATAACCCTAGCTCCCCCACCCCTACCCTAGCTTAAAACCCATTTAAAGAAGTTAAGGGGAAACCTTTAGGAAGGGGATTCTTAACTAGCATATATAAAATATATATTAATACTAGCTACTACACGCGAGGAGAATAGTTTCTATATTTGTAAGTATCTAAATTTGCATGTGTAGGTACTCGTAACATTGCACATACGTTTGTCCCATAGGGGGGTACTATATCCAAACAATCTAGCTACTTAGCCTACTGTTAGCCATACCTAACGACTGTAGGATACCTATGCCTACCTTCGGGTATATATACCTATAGTTTGGGGACTATACCTATGGCATGGGTTAGTGAATATACGTAGCAGACCTAACTAGTTGATAATACTTAAGTACATAGATACCTTACCTAATATCTATACCTTACATCATATCGTTCTGGTGGTATGTCATATCAATAGCTTATATACACTATCCAATGTTATCATATACTTACATAGTTACTATACTACATATATAGATATATAGTGTTATGGTGCCACTATGGCTCTATATGGTGTCACTATGGCTCTAGTTTGGTGCCATTATGATACTGTCAATTATATGTTAGACAGTTGTCTAATATGTGTACAGTGGTGGTATTTTTGCTAAGCCCTTGATATTGCTATATGTAGTGTCGTATTGACTCTAGTTTGGTGCCATATTGACTCTAGATAGTGACATAATGCACCTATGCACTAGTAGCCCGTTTACCTGATATCAGCTACTTAGATACTTGGCACGGTTGATGCAACTACCCTTTCAACAACGACAAGCTGAATAAGTGAGTCGAACAAGCCTTGGCACAACGATTGCAAGGTTAATAACATGAAGCTTGAATCGGTAAAACGAGTTAAGCATTTAAGTTAAATATAACATGATGTTATGCGAGAAGTTGACAGAAAAATGAATCGGTGTTATTATCTTATTAAGCGAAACGGTAAAAGCAAAAACGCTTTTATCAAACAACGAAGGAAGGGTATGATTGTTGCAGTAATTGTTTTGTTCATTGCCGCCTTCTTATTAGATGCAATATCTGAATGGCTATAAATGAGTAAAAACAGAAAACGAGTGTTCCCTAAAAAGCCTATACCTTTTCACTCTGGACTAGAGAAGGAACTAGGAAAAAACTCAAACAAAGTATGTTTTGAGGCTTCTCTTAAGGGTATATATAACGCTGAAAAGGTTATAATTCCCTTAACAGATAAACAAAAAAATCAGTTAGTGGCATTAAAAAGAATGCTACTGGAAAGGAAAGTGTAAAATGCTAACAGTAAAAGAGCGTCAAGCCCAAAAAAGAATCGGGACTAGGCGCACGCAACTAAGGAACGAAGAAAAAACGAAGAATGTTATCAAGTGCGGGCAACTGCCTTCACAATTCGGGCAAGTAGTGTTAAATGAACAAAGGTTAATTGATAACGGTCACTTCATGAAGACCAGCGAAGGTGCGAGACTCGATTATATGCGGGATAAATATAAAAAAGCCAAAAAAGCGGCTAAAAAAGAGTTTGAAATTGTTCTGGTGAAAAAAGTATAAAAGGCGAAACGGTTTAGGTTCGATGACCTATTAAAGTGAGAAGTACGATTCTCACGCCGTATAAGGGTTAAGCCCTTACTGACGAGCCTAAAGCATCAAACGGCTGAATTAATCCGTTAATGCGATAGAATGAAACGGCTATCTGTTTATAATCAAAATAAAGCCCTGAAAATATCAGGCGGCAATGGGTAAAAAAGATACTATCGGTTTATA